CTTGAGTTGGCATGCTGTTGCAGTCTTAATCGGAAATGGTTTTTGCTCAATGGCCATTAAATGTATACCTTTAATAATTGATTGTATTCCGGAAATGTATCTTTGAAGTTTTCATTTCTAGTTCGGTCAATGGAACATATCCATTGTTTCATTGTTTGATATTTATTAGCAGAATCGTCAACAGTGTCCAGTAGAAACTTTTGCACTTGGTCGACTTGTTGGTGCAAAGATTCATATACTTCTGCTGTTAATTCTTGTTTTAATTCATCTAGTTTGTTGTTGTTTCTCTGTACTATATGCTGTTTTGCATCATTGGGCAATATCCTTATGTCCCACCATTCTGGACCGTACACAAAGTTCACAGCAGGCATTGTGTGTAATTCATTGTGTAGCGTGTGTATTATGTCCACAATATCGTGCACATTCAGAGTGAACACTGTTGTGACTATCTGTGTTTGTATATTGCTAATGGCAGAATATTTTTTATAATTTTCAAGCACCTGGTCCCATTGTGCACCCGATCTAATATATTCAAAATTATCTTGCACACCGTCGATACTAAACGCCATGCGTACACTGCGAAATTGTTTGAATATTTCTATCCATTTTTCACTGTAGATTGTGCCATTGGTGTTGATATATATGTCTATGTCTTTGGCTGTACCCACATCAATTGCGTGCAAAAACATTTCTTGTATAGCACCAACATACATTCCTTCGCCGCCGTACAGCATCAACTGTTCACTGTTGCTGAACCAATCAAAAAAAGTATCATGGAAGTTTTCTTTGTTGTCCTTGTGATAACTTTTTTGCGTGGTTTTGAATTCTGACAGATAGTCGTTGTATTCTTGATTTCGTTTGTCAGCAGCATACCATTCTTTGATCCATTTGCTGCTGGTCCACGGGTTGCAATGACGGCATTTCAAATTGCAAACATTGCCCCACTTGAGATCAATGTATTGCGGTGTTGTTTTGTTGTTGTGCTTGTATATTTCGTTGGATATCTGCCGTTTGCTTTTTATTCCAATCTTTTCCTTTTGCCAACACTTGGTGCAGTTTTCATGCTCAATTCCATTTTGTAGGTCTTTTAAAAACTGCTGTCTGTCTTTGCTGTGCCAGATTTGCTCCACAGAATGTGTGGTTAAATCCATGACATTGCCATGATTGTCTTTCCAATACAGAGAACTATCGCTGCAACTGTTGCACCTGCCACTGTTGTGCAAATGCAAACCTTGCTCGGCTAAAATACAACTGGTGCTTTTCATAAAAATAAATAATTCATAATAACGTTATATTTATAGAGGCGATCAAATGACAAACAAAAACTTCAAACTAGATGTGCAGCATCGTACCCATCAACTGTACAAACTAAAACTCACAATGCCATACACCAGCGAAGAAGTAATACAAGAACTAAACAAAGAATCTTGGCAAAAGTTCAGCGAAACCAACACCACAGGATATGATATCTGGCCATTGAGATTCAAAACACAACACCCACAATCACACATGCTGAGAGAAATTCAAGAGTTTTTCCGCCAAGACTCTACTAAATCTGATTTGGTAGATTACTTGTTTGAAACATCGCCAAACATCAGAGGCAACTACGGAATGACCAAAGATGCGTTTATTAAAAATACCAGTTTACACGGCGAGTTTACCAAAGACAAACCAGGGTTCATGTGCGGCAGACACATCGACTTTAGATTACTAGCAGCCACTGGCGGTATTTACTTCCTCAAAGAAGACAATCCAGACTTGGCCACATACTTTTACAGATCTTACAACGACGAAAAAGAGTACGCCAGAAGCACAACAGAATGTGGTGACGGATGGATGCAGGTAAATGACAACGATGTGTGGCATGATGGCGGCAACAACAGCACAGAAGATCGCTACAGCATGCTGGTAGCCTTGACTATAATGACACAATACCCAGTTGCCTGACTACTTTACAAAAGCACCTATGCGTCCGTGTATGCCTGGGTACTCTCTATAAGTGTACCCTGTTGGTGGTACAGTCGATTCGCCTTGCCATACAGGGACGAAATGACTGATATTGCCATCAAAGTTTTGATTGCGTCTAAGATGTACTTCAATTAACTTGCTGCCAATAAACTCGCAGTTGACCCACGGATGTTTGTTTACAAAAGGATTGAGTATTTCAGGATATGGAATTTGTACATCTTGTCGTTTCCAGTCTTGCCACTTGGTAAATGTGTCCTCTGGCTTTTTTCCTTCGACACACAACATTTGTGTTCCATTGTAATAGTCTATGCTAAAATGTCTGCCAGAAAACCACTCGCACCAAAAATGCCCAACAGGCAAATGATCAGTGTTTTTTTCAATATACACTCGTTGTGCACCTAACCCAAGGCCTTGCATGTTAACGCACGGGCGCACAATATAATGACCCGGATGCGGAACGTCAAGTCCGACCGGGCCACTGTTGTAGTTTAGTTTGCGTGAAAGTATTAACTTGTCCAGTACCCAAATGTCATCTGAGTCAATTGTTTTCCACACTGTATGTTCTGCATCTTCTGTCATGCATGTATTTATTTAAATTTTAAAAGACGATGCCGGTGCTGCTGTTGCAATACCACTGGTACTGGTCATGTATTGGCTGGCCATCTGTGGTTCTGTTTTTGCAAAGAAAACCACTGTGCTTTTGTTGATTTTTATCTTGGTGTCTGAGTCAACAGTAAATGCATACGGACCTAGCCCAATGCCTTGCTGTGTTGCCATCAATGCCAGTGGTTTTTGAATAGTAATACTATCTACATCCTGCTCAACAAACCTAGCAACAATTTCGTCACTGCTGGTTGTTTTGATTGTGATTGTGTCGTTTGGTTTAAACGGTTGTTCGATGATCATTAAAGTGTGTGTCCTGTTCCATTGTAATTGGTTTCTTCTAAATATGTGCCTAGTTTGTCAAAACCGCCGATGCTTTTGTTGTGTACTTTGATCTGCGGAAATGTGCTTGCTCCTGGGAACATTTCCAGTATTTCATTGCGAGTAAAATCTACATCCAACTGATAGTACTTGTACGATAGTTCACGTGTTTCGCATAGTGCTTTGGCTTGTTCGCAAAATGTACATGCTGCTCTTCCGTAAATTTCAATCATAGGCTGAGTCCGCTGAATGTGTTTTCGTCTACGTCTTGTTTAACAGCACCAATAGTATAGGACGACAGTTCTACTTCTTGTGGTGCAACTTGCACATCAGAACCAGAAATCCATTTTTGTGTCCACGGCAATGGGTTTTGCGTTTGATTGTACACTTTTGGTAGACTTACTTTTTCCATTCGGCGTCCAGCAATATACTCAATGTAGTCTCCCAGCAGTTGCTCATTGAGCCCAATCATTGATCCGTCTTTGAACAAGTAATGCGCCCATGCCTTTTCTTGTTCCACTGCATCCACAAACATTTGCACACATTCGTCTACAGTTTCTTCTGCAATCTTAACAAAGTCTGGATCGTCTTTGGGCAGTGTTTTCAGCAACAACTGTGTACTACCCAAGTGTAGGTTCTCATCGCGAGCAATGAACTTGATGATCTTGGCATTGCCTTCCATTTTCTTTGCTTCTGCAAATGCCCAACTGCATGCAAATGATACATAGAAGCGCACGCCCTCAAGAATGTTAACACTCATCAATGCCAGGTACAATTTTTTCTTGAGTTCATAAAGATCTACTTTGACATTGCGTGCTTCGCGGTTGCTGGTAACCTGGTGTGTACCTTCACCCAGAAGATTGTACCACATGCTCGTTTCAATCAAGTCATCGTAGTACTTGCTGATGTCATCTGCACAGTCAACAATCTCTTGAATATCCAGCATGTCATCGAAGATTTTGCTAGGGTTGCTGTACACGTTGCGAATAATGTGTGTATAACTACGTGAGTGAATTGTTTCACTAAACGTCCAAGTGATAATCCAGTTTTCCAGTTCTGGCAAACTCACAATGCTGCCAAAACTTTCAGCAGGGGCACGACCTTGCACACTGTCCAACAGGATCTGGCGCTTGAGATTTGAAGTAAAGATATGTTTCTCGTGATCTGTCAGAGCCTTGAAATCCTTGGCATCACGGTACACATCAATTTCTTCTGGACGCCAGAAGAACCCCAACTGTTGATCTGTAAACTTATCAAAACTAGGATACTTCATAGTATCATAACGTTGTACAGTTGGTCCGCCTGTTGGGTCCAGGAACGCACTCACTTCGGTATGATTGGCTTTGTTGTTAACGTCAAATACACTCATGTTATTTCCTTAAAATTAAATTACACAACTATCGCAAGCTGCATCGTCATCCACAGTAGAAGTTAACTCTACACTATCGTTGGTCATCTTGTCAATATCTACTTCGCCTGCACCATCGTATGTGTTGAAATAGTACAATTGCTTTCCGCCGTACTTGTAAAACATCACCATGTGTTGCAGCATTGTGCTCATTGGGATCTTTTCATCGTCAAAAAACTGTGGGTTGTAACTGGTGTTTACGCTGATGCCCTGATCAATCCATTTCTGCAGTACTGCACAAATTTTCAAATAACCTTCGGGAGATTTTTGATCCCACAACAGTTCATACTTGTTTTTCAATCTGCGATATTCTGGAACCACTTGCTTGAGGATACCATCTTTGCTTTGCTTGATACTGATCAAACTACGTGGCGGTTCAATACCGTTTGTGGCATTTGCAATCTGCGAACTAGTTTCGCTGGGCATGAGTGCCATTGTGGTAGCATTGCGAATACCAGTGTTGGCTAGTTGTGTGCGCAACGAATTCCAGTCCATCCGTTCTTGGTGTGCTACCAGTTCATCAACTTCAATCTTGCGAGTGTCGCACGGCACAATCCCTTTGCCATACTTGGTTTCGTTGCTCAAACGACACGCACCTTGCTCTTCTGCCAAATCAGCACTGGCTTTGATAAGGTAATAACTCCACGCTTCTGCATATTCGTCAACTAATGCGAGTGCAGCCGGATCAGTATAGGTCAAATCATGCTTGGCCAACCAATAAGCAAAGTTGATAATGCCCACGCCCAATGGACGGAAGTCTTGCGTACTCTCATACGCTGCTCTCACTGGATAATTTTGATAACCCAACAATGCATCCAGTCCACGCACTGCCAAACGACAAATGCGTTCAAAATCTGTAGGAGTTTTTACATTGCCCCAATTGACTGCACTGAGTGTGCACAATGCAATACGACCGTCTGGGTCGTTGAAGTCATTCAGTGGTTTGGTAGGCAAGTCAATTTCTGCACACAAGTTGCTTTGGCGCACCGGATGTAGTTTTTCGTCAAAACTGCTGTGAGTATTGGCATGATCAACATTTTGCAAATAGATGCGACCTGTGTCTTTGCGCTCACTGATAAATGCCGAAAAGAGGTCAGATGCTTTGATGGTTTTCTTGCGCAAGCGAGTGTTGCGTTCTGCTGTTTCGTACAGTCGCTTGAACTCGTCTTGGTCGTTGAAAAATGCATCGTACATGCCAGGTACATCATTGGGCGAGAACAGTGTAATGTCGCCGCCTGTGAGCAAGCGTTCATACATCAACTTGTTGAACTGCACACCATAATCTATTTGGCGTACACGAGTTTCGTTGGTGCCTTTGTTGTTTTTCAACACCAACAGGTCTTCTACTTCCAAATGCCAAATTGGGTAATACAACGTTGCTGCACCGCCGCGGACGCCGCCTTGGCTACAACTTTTTACTGCACTTTGAAACATTCTGTAAAAAGGAATAACACCAGTGTGCGCAGTGTCGCCGTTGCGAATTGGACTGTTGATTGCACGAATGCTGCCAGCACCAACACCTATGCCTGCTTTTTGCGAAACATATTTTACAATACTGGATGTGGTTGCGTTGATGCTGTCAAGGCTGTCGTCAGTTTCAATCAACACACACGAACTAAATTGACGCTGCGGTGTGCGTACTCCTGCCATAACTGGCGTGGGCAAACTGATGTCGTGCAAACTAATAGCATCGTAATATTCCTTGATCCACTTGAGACGAGTTTCTGTTGGATAATCGTGGAACAATGTGGCTGCAATCAAAATGTAGCACATCTGAGGTGTTTCGTACACACGCTTGTTAACACGATTTTGTACAAGATATTTGCCTCGCATCTGCTCCATTGCAACATATGTTAAGCCGTCGTCTCTATCATGCTTGATGTAATCATTGATAATATCCCACTCTTCGTCAGTGTACCAATTGATCAACTCTGGCTCATAATAGCCAAGTTCAATATTTTGTTGTACCAGTTGTTTGACATGGATTGGATCAAATTGATTGTATACTTGTTTGCGCAAATGATAGTTGATCAGTCTACCTGCTACATATTGATAGTTTGGAGTTTCTTCTGAGATAAGTTCAGACGCCGCACGAATTAGGGTCTCCTGAATATCACTACTGGTGATGTTGTTGTAAAACTGAATTTGACCTTTTAGTTCTACTTCGCTAGCACTAACACCAGTAATGCCTTCAGTTGCCCAGAATACTACCTTGTGTAGTTTTTCTAGGTCAAGATCTTCACGAGACCCGTCTCGTTTGGTGACTAAAATCTTACCCATTGAATGTTTCCTTATTATAAATGTTTTGTTTAGTTTAATTAAATTTGTTACATAGATCAATATTTGAATATTCAAATGCCAAATCTTTTTGATCCACTTTAACGTGCAGACTATTTACGACTTTGCCGTGATGGTAATTAAGCACATATTTCCCCTGGTTTGCCGATGATAAATTAAGCCAACCGTCTGGTGTACGATA